TCACGAGAAGATAGTCCCCTAATTTCTGTTAGGGTCCAACCCGAATAGCTATCTGTTAGTAAGGCGTATTGCCTCATTAGTAGCTCGTGACCAGCAACTTTAGAGTCGAAAGATAGCCCCGAGATTAATCGGGACAACCACCTCTCCATTGCCATCGGGGTCAGCAACTGTTATATCGTCGAATTGTGGTCCAGGGGCACGGTCTGTTATTTCTTCATTCAGTTTTCTGCGGTCCATAAGACCAAGACTACGAATCTGCTCCATAGAAATTACTGGAGCACCATTAATCTCTACAATGCAGTTAAACAGCATTACAGAAATTAGTTCTGCGACACTCTTATCAGAGCTGGTCATCATTTCTTTTTGAACAACTCCCGTAGGAAGCGTTACTACGTACTCAGTGTTTCTGCCTTGCACTGTAAACCTTCTATCAGCAAGAGGGTCTGCTAGTACACGGACCTTAATGTCATTCAGTATGTCAATCTCTACTTCATGAAACTCTCCTGCTGTGCTGTTATATCCTGACAACGTCACAGTATCTCCAAATGTTGCCCGATAAATACCCAGCAAGAGGGCATCACGGTCACCAGCAAGAAGTGAATCAAGCAATCCTTCAGTAGCTGGTTGGTCTCCAATGGAGACAACTCCACGAGAAAGAATGGTAGCGAGTGCTCGCCCAATATTTTGAGCCTTAACAATTGCCTCTTCATCTCTGCCCGTTAGCTCTTTTACTTCAGCAGTTGTGACAATCTCCCCAGCGGGTGTAATAAACCCGCCAGGGAGCGTCACAGTTGAAGGATACGGAGCTGTTAGTTTTGCCGACTCTTTCTTCTCGGTCGGCTCTTCCAGAGCAGTTTGAACGAGGTTGTTTGCCATAGCAGCATTTTCAGCTGCATTAATCGTTTTGTTTGCCATTTATGTCCTTTAGAAAGCTGTTTCCAATTGGTTTGTTTCGCCTGCTTGTAGATTAGTAGCCCAGTTGACGTCAAAGCCCTCGTGGACAAGAGTCATCTGTTCAACAAAGATAGCATTGTCACCTGCGTTTAGGTCGGAATACGCAACGCTGGTAGGCCATGCGTTATACACCCTAAATCGCAAAGACACGTGGTCATCTTCGGTAGTGCCTACTCCACCAACATTGGTTGAACCTGGAATTGGGTGAGTAAGAACTGCAATTTCTAGGTCTGCACGGAAGCTTTCTCCCAAAGTATTGGTAGTAGAACCACCTTCAACAGTAGCGAAGAGCTTGCGCATCCAGTCCCAGTTTTGCCGAGTACCGAGGATGACACCACGCTGCAAAGTTACAGGAGAGAAAGTAGTCTGTCCTGGAATTTGGTGCACCGTAGTGTTGTAGCCACCTTCACGGTAAGGAATGGAGTCTGTGGTGACTGCCAAACCAGATACTGAAGTAAAGCCAAAAGATGCTTGGTCAGAAAACCAATCAGCGTCTGTCTTGTGTGGCTTAAATGTAACCAGGAATCTAAAATTCCTGATTGGGTCCGTCAGGAGACTGGACCGATTGTTAATTACTGTTGCCATTAGTTATCTCCTTCGGGGGGTTAGTTAGCCGTCTTTTGGCTAAGGGTAATGACCACAAATTCAGCTGGGTACTGTAGAGCAACACCAACTTCAATGTGAACTTCTCCATTGGCAATATTATTTGTGGAGTTGTTTTCAGAATCACACTTGACGTAGAACGCCTGTTCCTGAGTAGTTCCTCGAAGACCACCCTGGTTGCGGTAGTCATTTAGGAATACTCCAAGAGAAGTGCGAATACGTGACCATAGACGCTCGTCGTTGTTCTCAAAGAGAGCAAACTGCGAAAGGTCTTCAAGGGTCTTCCTGATGTAAATAAGAGAACGTCTCATGTTTACGTAGCGGTTTGCAGTACCATCCTGTAGCAGAGTACGAGCACCCATAGACACTACGCCCGCTCCAGGAATGTTGCGAAGAGCGTTTACTGGCTTTCCAACGCTGTTGTCGCTCTTAATGCCCGTGTTTAGCGAGTCTAGTTCTGCTGAAGTAAACTGCTTCTCAAGAGCAAGAGCACCACGAACACCTGCACGAACACCCGCTGGAGCTTTGAAGGGACCATACTGACGGTCAGTGCTTAGGTAAAGACCCGCAACTGCACCCGCTGGACCAATCTTACGTAGCGAAGTAGAGCTGCGTCCTACTGGGTCAGCAATGAAGATGTGTGGGTAGTACACGGCGGCATAGCTGCTGGCAGCAAGGCTAGTAGCGTATGAAATTGCACTGTCTACAGTCAGGTCTGCTACGGTGTCTAGCAATGCAAAGTTGTTGTTACTTGCAGCAAAGCTGACGATTGCGTCCTGAACAGTCTTTCCGTTTGCACCACCCAAGATAGTCATAATCTCAGGAGCAAACATTACAAGTGGCTGGTCTACCGTAGCGAAGTCAGCAACTGTAGCGGTGTAATCCGATGCAACTGGCGCAGTACCGTTGTCACCACTTGTAAGTGGAACACGGCTAGTAGATGGAGCGGTTGCATTGTCTGTAATTGCAACGGTTACCAGCGCAGAGTTAAGACTAATAACTGTAGGCAAGTAATCAGTAGATGTGGTGTCATCAAGCAGAATGTTTAGGTACTGCTCAACAAGTACATCGTTGTCATCGCTGCTATCAGAGCTGCTAGAAGCAGTCTCTTTGTAGACATAGAAGTTGTAATACCCTGACAGGTTAGACGCAGTTAGCTGGAACCTTAGGTTGTTGCCATCTGCACCAGCATTCTTAGCCGTTACGCTACCAATAGCTGTTCCACTTCCACTTCGTGGAATTGAGGCAGTTGCAGCTACAGCGTCGTCAGCAAGTACACGGCGAACCCAAAGCTCAGAGCCTCCGTTTTGGAAGAACTGACCAACACCGAAAGTAGCGGGGAACGCAGTGCTGTAACCGCCGAAGGTTTGTACAAAGTCATACCACGACGTTACACGAGTTACAGTAGTGGGACCCTGAGCAAAAGCACCGACAGCAGCTCCCGCAGCATTTGCGGTTCCGAGTACGGCGATTGGCGCAGGGAGTAGGCGTTCACTCACATAAACGCCAGGACGACCATAAGTCATCTTTTATCTCCTAACTAGATTAATTTATTTCTTTGGGTTCCGAATTATTCTGTTATTACAAATGCACCGACTCCATTGAAATATGGAGCTGCTGGACGACCGCCCTCTCTTGCGGGAGTTGGTTCGTCCAAATGTACGGAAAGTACTTGCTGCAGTGTAGTGAACGTAGTGGGAGCTATCTCGCTCGATACTCTCACGGTAATAGCATTGACAAACAGGCGTTTTCCCTGCTCAGCAATATCTCTTTTTGCCACATCTAGAACATCTAAACGACGAACAGTGTTGTCATCTAGTTCTAAGGTGCCAAATCTAATGGGAAACTTCACAGATAGAAGTTGGGAAAGAATGCTGCGGTCATGTCTTGGATGACGAGCGTAAGTCGTAATTTGATAGTCAATGTTGACAGGAAGTGGAATACCCATCTCAAAAGGCTCATCGTTGTCTAATTCTGCAGGACGCAGATACTCTGCGCTAGTAAGGCCCCGCATTTCTCGTGACAAGTCTCTTTGAAGGTCAATCATGTCGATAGTCATGTATGGATACGACTGCGCCCTAATTTCTTGGTCAGGCTGCCCAAACCATACACCTACAACTCGGGACTGTCCGTCGTCTGCTGATTTCTGGTCAGAAACGGTGATACCTGTCAGCTTTTCTCTCAAAGCCTTGTCTTCAGATAGTAGAAATGCCATTAGTACCTACCCTCGCTTAACGTAGAGGCCATGGAGCTATCCATGCGGTTCATAAACTTACGAATTACAGCAGTAGGACGGCGATATTCTGTGCCGTATTCCCACGAATTAACATCAGAGGAGACGTTTGGTGGGTAAGAAATCTGGAGCTTTTCATCCTCAAACAGAATATCTAAAGAGTTTGCTAGTTCTGGAGGCCACCCATTGGACAGCGCTGACCTACGCAAGGACATAGTCAAAGGTCCTAGCGTCTTAGTAATGTCAGAAATAAGGGTGTTAACTATTTCGCTCACCAGTTTTGCCTATAGGTTTTGGTATTTGCGGTGTTCTATCAGAAACATACCCAGTCAAGAGCTGTGCCACCATTGCTTCTTGGCGGTTATTTGGACGATACGACGTAGCTCCACGAACAAACTCATCTTTTTCGTGGAAAATATAATAGTCGTTAACTCGTTCCCACCATGGGCGGAATTCTTGTATAGACATCGCAAAATCCCCTATCGAGGCGCAGTTCTAACTGGTGTTAGGTGAATACCCGCACGGATACTCACCCTATAAGGATAGAAGTTTTTAGTCGTCTAGTACTGCTGAATAGCGATTGAAATGGTCTTTATTTTCCCAAGATTTAAGGGCGTGGCAGTTGTGACAAAGAGTCTGCCAATTAGAGATTTCGTTGTTATATCGATTGCCGTCTATGTGGTCTACTGTTAACTGGCACTCGTGCACAGCAAAGAACCCGCACTTTTCACAGTACTCTTTCTTGTGAAATTGCCACGGTCGTTCTATGTGAATTTTAGTTACGTAGTACTTGTGATAACAACGATAATGTTGTTTGTGTTGGGACGACCTTTGTTTATATGACTTTTTAATCCGAACACTGGGACCGCACACAGAGCACGTGCCCGTTAGGGCTTCCTCATCAACATCGGTGATTGAGTGTCGTAAACTCATTAGAGTAGCTTACTTGTTACCGCCACATCCGCAACTACCGCCACACTTACATTCGCCCATAATTAGTCTTCTTTCTTACTGTCTGCTTTTGCACCAAAGTAGCCACCGATGATACCGATGACGCCACCAAGGGCAGTTTGTACCAAAGTCATGACGTCAGCAGAAACATCTACTGGTTCTCCTGTGGTAGCGGTCTCGATTCCTGCAACTACGTAGTCACCCACGATTGCAGTGAGAATGGCAGCCATAACTCCGACAGCCAAGATGTACATGATTTTTTCACGCATTATTTACCCCTCGATGCTTTGCTGCGCTGCTGAGAAGTAATCTTACGAGCTTTCAAGTCTTGACGGCGTGCCATGTTTGGGTTCTTTTTGCCGTACTCTTTCTTGTACTCTTCGTTTTTCTTATCTAGATAGGTCTTTTTGGGTTTCACTTTTTAGCCCTTCGCTTGTTCTCTTTAGCGGTGTTCTTACCGTGCTTCAGTGCACGCAAGTTGCTTTTAGAATCATTCTTTTTGTTATTGTCCTTGTGGTCAACGTCTGTGTCTCTGGGAAGCTTGCCGTTCTTAGACTCATAGTCTGCACGGGCCTTGTTCTTAGAAGTTGTGTGCCACTTTCCGTCCTTACCCTTTGTCTTATAGACATAGATAGGACGACCGCCATTGGCTTTTGAGCCTTTGTATGGCCCAAACTTCTTAGTTTCGGCCATTTACCACTTCACCTTGTCAGCCCAGTACGCTGCAGACATCTTGCCTTTAGCAATGTTCTTTGCGTGACGAGCTTTAAAGCTCTTGCGCTTGTTCTTCATACGCTCGGACTCGCCAGCCTTTGGCTTACCTGCGGTCTCTGCGCCCTGCTCACCAAAACGAATGGTCTTAATCTGATTGCCTTCTTTAGCCACTACAACGTGTGACTTCTTGGCTCCAGGTGTGCGCTTTGGCTTGTTATACCCAGATACGCCTGCACGAGCAAGGCGGGGGTCCTTCTTGCTGGCTGGCAACCTCATCGAAGCACCGTTTTACACCGCGCTGCGGACTGAGCGTCAACTGGGTTACATCACCTTCGCAACCGCATTCCCCTTGGTCAACACGCCCATTCTAGCGGGCGCGATTCAGTCACCGGTCGCAGGACCACAGGCGCTAGTTGACGCGATGCGCGGAGAATTTGCCGCCTTTGCTGAGCAGGTTGCCATAATGCCGGCCGCACAGTTTGACGCTGCGAAAAAGTCGCTGATCA